AGTGCAAACTGCATCTCAGCAAGATATTACAAAGATGGATCAGAAAACTTAATTGATACTGGATTAAATCAAATTGGTGTTATTGGTAAAGATTCTGAAGCTACAAGAGTATATGATACTACTTGTGCAAGGACTATAAAAGATGGTGGTGGTATGGGTGCTAAAACAGAGCTGTATGAAGTTAAGCCTGTCCTTACACCTAATAGAGCAAACAAAAGGCAAAATGGTAGAAGATTTAAAGAAGATGGCGAAGATATGTTTACCTTAACATCGCAAGACCAACATGGTGTACATATTAAAGAAGCAACTAAAAAAGGATATGCAATTGCAGAAAAGGGTGATTCAATTAATTTATCGCAGCCTAAATCTAAAACAAGAAGAGGCAGAGTTGGTAAGGGTGTAGCACAAACTTTAGATACAGGTATGCAACAATATACAATACAATCAGGGATTAGAAGATTGACTCCTACTGAATGTGAAAGATTGCAAGGGTTTCCTGATGGATGGACAGAAGGGCAATCAGATACACAAAGATATAAACAAATGGGTAATGCTGTAAGTGTTCCTGTAGTGAAAGCAGTTATGGAGAAGTTATACAGATGAGTACTAAATGGGCAATACCAACATTACAAAAAGAACTAATGAGAAAAAGGTTAGATAAAACAAACATTGGTGGTGATAATGAACAGAGCCAGGATAAACGTATGTTTTATTGTATAACCTGTAAGCACGTTTTTCAACCAACTATATCAGCAGTAAGAAGATTTTATAAACAGAACGAAATAGAAGTATATTACGATTTTCCAACAATAGGCAAGGAGAGGGTAGATTCATGTCCAAATTGCGAGTCGAAATCAAAGTAAGGGTAAATGGTGAGGAGAGATGGGCAGATGCTGAAAAGCTATATGCCTATCTTTACCCTGAAAAAGTAAAAATATCAGGCAAGATGCCTGATCCATATCCTAAAAAAGTAGAAGCATTCTTTAATTCAATTGATGATGAGCTTGTCAGTATGTGGAATGGTGCATATCCAAATGTAGACGTAGCCACAGAATTGCCAATTATAAAAGCATGGTTACTTTCTAATACACATAAAGCTAAAAAGAACTTTAAATCATTTATTAATAACTGGTTAAGCAAAAAAATGGTTAGTGCTAAAAATGGTAGCATAAAAGAGTCAATTAATGATGAGTGGAGCAAATACAGATGACAGATAAGGTAGAGATTATAAATTATCTGTTTAGGTCTTTTAATAAAGATCCTTACCAACATAAAGATCAAGTAAAGCACTTTTTAATTGAATGTCAAGACTTTGATGCAGCAGTAGTAGAAAAGGCTGTTAAACAGGCCATTGTTGAAGAAAACTACCTACCTAAAGCATGGATTATTGTTAATAAATGTAAAAGTCAATATGAAGTTAAGGAAAGAAAAACTGAAGATTGTTTCCTGTGCAACAGCATGGGTTTAATATTCTCACCATTCCACATTGATGAAGAAGGGAATCAGACTGAAATTGTATCAGCAACCCATGAACCAAAAAGTGTTGGAAGATATAGCACAAAGATTGTAGGTTGTTGTAAGTGTGTTAATGGTGAAATATATTCTTCAAGTTATAAATCAGCTGATCCCTGGCCATACATAATAGATGGTGCTATGGATAATAAATGGGATTGCGTATTTCAGGCAGATTGTATAGCTAAAGAGTACAACAAGGTTGCAAGAGGTGGTAATAGTAGTAAAAAAAATAACCACTTTGATAAGTATGAAGGAAGGTAAAACATGGAAGATTTTGATAGTTTAAACAATGAGCTAAATGAAGCGTATGTTGCATTGTGCACAAAGCAAGCACAGCTTGATGTAGCTATAGAAGGTTTAAGTAAGATAAAAGACTCCTATGATCCATACAGAATTGCAGATAAGTGTTTATCTGAAATAGAATTTTTAGGACAGAAGTAGAGATACTTGTAGAAGGACTCCCTTTCTTCTATGGATGGTTACTTTCCTTCCATCCCTGTCCACCAGTTTTTTGAAATGCCCAGGGAGAGCCACAGGAATAATTTGATTAACCAGGTTTTATTTTAGCGTAAATCAAG